CTTAGACATTCGCCAGCTCCTTCGCGACCGTCGCCATCTCGAGGGACGTGATCTTGACTCGGGCCTCGATCTCGACCTTCCAGTAGGTCGCCTTGAAACCGGACGGGGTACGCATGAACTCGCCATCAGTGCGCAGCTCGCGGGTCATCACGAGGCGGTCGTCGGCATAGACGCGCACCAGCCCATACTGGTCGTCGGCAAGGGTCTGAACGAGCGCCGTGTTGCGGACCGGGTTCAGCTCAGGCGAGTCTGGGAACGTGTCGAACCAGACGCGGAGGGCCTCGAGGTTGCGCTTGTTCGGCATGGTGAGGGTCTTCGACCGCCACACAAACGGCGCGCGCGTACGGGTTGGGCCGATGTCCAGCCACTCCACCTTGCCGTCGCGGATGACAAACGTCTCGCCGGTCCAGGTATCGGTGTAGCAGTTGAAGGTCGGCGAGTCGTTGAACAGCTTGGTGAAGGAGACCCGCTGGTTCGATAGGTCGATGAACGCGCCACGATAGGAGCCCGTGAAGTCATCCTGTTGGAAATTCGCTGTGTCGAACGCCGTGGGATCGAAGCAGCCCGGCATGACGCTGCCCCAGCAGTAGTAGCCACCATTCAGCGTGGCCGCGCGCAGGGACGGCACGAACAAGTAATTATCCGCGTCGAGCCAAAGATCCTTGGTGATGAGATTGCGGGTGATGACCTGCACCTGGCCGGGGACCGCTACCGCCACACCGTTCGGCGAGGCATAGGCCACACCGACCGGGGTCGAGACGATAGACCCGCGAGACAAGCAGGGCTCTGAGAACGCGAGACGCGACTGCGTCATGGATGATGGGTTGACGCCAGAGATGGCGTAGGGCGAGCCAGTGGTGCAGACGATCAGTGTCTGACCGACAACACCGAGACCGACGATCTCGTTCTCCACCGCGAGGGTGTAGGTCGAGGGCCAGGCATGGGGCAGATAGGGCTGGCAGAACCAGACCTCGTTGGCGCGGAACCCCGCCACGATGCCGTTGGGCATGGCGATGATGCCTTTGAGGTCCGCCGGCGGCGGTTCATAGAACAGCGACTCGAGAGTGTTGTTCGCAGCAACGTCCGTGGTCGGGATCATGTCGGCGTAGGTGGTCGTTGCGACCGCCTGCTCGGCAACGAAATAATAGGTGGTGCCACCGCCCGATGCTGTGATGGTGCGGTAGATGCGGACGCGGTCGATGTTGCGGTCGGTCGTCACGCCAGCGCCGGGGGCTGTCAGGGTGATGTTCCAGGTACCGCTCGCGTTGCCGGTCTGAAGCGTGGGCGGGGAGGGCGGTCCCTCTTCGCCGTAGGCACTGACCCAGGTGTAGACATAGGCGCGGGTCTCGGTCGGCGTGGTGCCGCCAGCGACAGAAACCGTGGGGGCCACGGTTGGCGCGGGGATGCCCAGCGTAAACGGAGCTGCGCCCGAAGCGATGCGTGCCTTGGTGTTGTATTTGGGCGTGACGCCCTGCGCAGCCCAGTAGAACCGCTCGTAGGTATCGCCCACCGATGGCGATGAGATCACGTCGGTGTCGGGGTTCTCAAACTCCAGCCAGTAGGAGTCCGGGATGTGATCCTTGTCGAAATAGGTGATAGGGATGCGGAAGGCTTTCCGTGCTTTCGGGTTCACCAGCGTGTGAACCGGAGTCATCGCCCGGAAGCCTTCAATCGCGCCGGAGTAGACCCAGGCGTTCTGGCTCAGGCCAGCCTGATTGTCCGGCAGCAGATATTCATCCACCGCCGGGATCATGCCGCCGAAGTTGGAAAGCGAGAGTGCTACCATTTCCGGTCTCCCTTGACCTCGTTACTCGGCAGCCGCGGAAGCAGCAGCCTTTGCCAGCGCGGCTGCACCAGCTTCCATCTCGGCGCGGGTCGAGGCGCTGACAAAGACTTCTTCCTCGGTTACCTCCGGGGTAACCACTTCTTCAACCACGGCCTCTTCGGTTACCTCCGGGGTAACCACTTCTTCAACCACGGCCTCTTCGGCTACGACAGGTGCTTTTGCCATCTCACTTCTCCTTGGATTTCAGGCGGGCGCTCATGGCCTTCGCCTTGGATTTCGCGTCTGCTTTACTCGATGCGCCCCAGACCTGGAGCGACTTGAGGAGCCTCGTCGGCTCCCCATTCGGTTTCCGCTCCGGGCCCGGCATGTTCCCCATCCGAGCCAGGAAGCTCGCCCGGCGCGGGTTGTCTCCGCTTTTCACCGGGGCCTTGAGGTTCATGCCTTGAGCTTTCGCGGAGGCGCGGCCTTTTGCGTTGAGGCCACCAGCGGGGTTCTTGCCTTCGGACCGTTGCCATGCGGGTGTCTTTGCCATTGGGTGGTGACTCCGATTAAGCCAGGAACTTGATCTTGTAGATCGTCGACTGGTACAGGCCGCTCAGCTCGTCGAGCATGTTGAGGACAGCAGAGCTTTTCTCAGCGATGTCCTCGCGGTTGTTCTCCAGCCACAAGCACTCGGCTTCCAGCAAAGAGTCGATCTCGCGCGTCGTGTCCTGACCAATGAGCTTGACGAACCCGATGAGCTCGCCAGCGTAGCCCTGCTTGGCTTCCACGATGGCGTCGAGCTTCTCGATCAACCCGTCATAAAAGTCACCCAGAGCCATGTGGCGGGCGTAGGAACCCGGACCCTTGGCCCGCCAGTGGGCGAGCTGGGCTGCGTTCCTGACCATGAACGAGCGTGAGATCAACTCTTCGAGCATGGCGTCACTTGTCCTTCATGCTGCGCAGACGCATTTCCTCGCTGGGCGAGTATTTGCCGTTGGGGTTCCGCTCACGCTTGCCGCCATTGGCAGCCACAAACTCTGCGGAGCGGGCCTTCGGACGAGGCGACGTCATCGGAGCAGCCGGAGCAGCCGGACGTGCTTTCGGACGGACCGAAGTAGCCGGAGCCATCGAAGCAGCCGGAGCAGCCGGACGAGGCTTCGGAGCCGCCGGGGTAGCCAGACCAGCCGCGCGATTCGGCATGGGAGCTGCCTTCGGAGCGGCTGGAGCCGGAGCAGCCGGACGAGGCTTCGGGCGCGGCGAGGACGTCATGCCGGGCTTGTCGTCGGCGCGGTTGGTCGAATACGACTTACCTTGGTAGGTAAACGTCTTCCCAGCGCCCAGGGCGGCGCGCTGCTTGGCAAATTCGGCGGCGAAGCCGGAGAGGTTCTTGGCCATGTCGGGTCTCCTTTCGGTTACTTTTTTCCCAGGGTAGTGTTGATGCCATTACGGATGAAGGCACCGGACAAGGCGGGGATGATGAGGTTGAGCGCCTGCACCAGCGTCATGTCTTCGACGAGGTAGCCGGCAACGGCGCCGATGGTGGTGACGCCAGCGAGGACGTAGGTCTTGTATCCCTTGAGCATTACGATCTCCTATGCCGGGTAGAACCGGCTGTTCAGTTCCCAGTGAGGCATGTCCCAACCCCAGTCGAAACCCCAGACCACCTCGATGTTGAGCTTGTCGGCTTGCGCCTTCGCAATCGGGATGAGCTGGCGGAACAGTGCCTTGTTGTAGAGCTCTTCGGTTTCGATTTTCCCGTCCCGGTCGATGTCGATATACGGCACGACGTCGATGGCATGCCCGGTCAGGTGGCGGCTTTTGAGGGTCTTAGAAGCCTTGATCGCCACGAGCTGCTTTTGGCGCTCCAGTGTGCGAAGACCCTCGGTAATGCGGATCGGCCAGGGCGCGGCTTGAAGCACGGCATCAGACAGCCGGAGCAGGTCCGGGTGGACCCCCTTGCGACGCTGAACGCTGACCTTATCCCACTGACGAGTCATTTGTCGGCCTTCCCATCCAGCTTGTCGTAAATGCGGTCGAATCCTTTACTAAGGTCCGACCGCAATTCTTTCATTGCTTCGACGAAGTCATCCTTGTGGACGTAGTGCTTCGGGAGCTCGAGCTCGAGTTTATGGATGTCCGCGCGCAGCTTCTGCACAGCGTCCCAGAGTTGCCTCGCCAGCCAGCCGATGATCGACAAGAGCAGGCCCCCAATGACGTTGATGATCGTCTGCGTATCCATCCTTATGACTCCCGTACGGAGTAAAGGATCTGGTCTTCCTTAATCTGTCCGCCCGACGTCGTGATGGTGACGTCGAGGGTATAAGTCGTCCCACTGATCCCAGCGTTTGCAAAAAAGACGATGGACGTCGCCGGGGTTGAGATTGTGTAGGCGTCCACCTCGAGCCCGCCAGTGACGAGCGGCGAGGGGGTGAACGTCACCGCTGTGATGGTCTCGCCAGTGTCGAGCCAGTCAGAATAGTCGATGCTGTAGCGCTTGCGCTCTGTTGGTGCCTTGGTGAACCTGGCGAGTTTCATGCTGTCCTCATTCTCGCTTCGGCGACCGACTCCCGGTACTCGGTCAGTTCTTCAACGGGCGCGTCGGCGGGCACGGTGATCTGGCGATCCTCAAAGTCGAGCGTCAGACGCTGGACCTCGGCCGGCACAACGATAATTTCGTCGGCATCTTGTACGGCAGGGGGAACAAGGACAGAGTTGGTTTCCTGCGGAACATAGATGACTTCGACATCATTATAGAAAAACGAGCTCTCGTACAAGCGCGCTGCATGTCCAGTGACAATATAGGCGCCTGCATCCGCGTGCAGCGCCCTGGTTCTGGCAAGCGCAGCGGAGTAACCCGCAAGATTATAACCACCGAAACCAGCAGCAAGCCCCCGCGAAAGCACCAGCAAACCTGCATAACCCGTGTAGGTATAGCCGCCCTTGGCTGCGTCGAGGCGGAACGCGCGGTTGATCGAGAAGCTCGCGGTGTCGGGCGCTTCGGTCGCCGACAGAGCGGCATTGTTGTTTGACGCCACCATGCTGAAGGACGCCGTGTCGCGCGCTTCACTCGATACCAGGGCTACGTTGGTCCGAGCCGCCAGGGAGAAAGACGCCGTGTCGCGTGCCTCTGTCGCGGCAAGCGTCGCAATGGCGCGGACGCCCATGAGGAAGCTGGCGGTGTCAACAGCTTCGGTGGCAGCCATAGCTGCGTTTGTCCGGGCCGCCAGGGCGAAAGACGCCGTATCGCGCGCCTCCGTCGCCGTCAGCGAAACATCAGTGCGAACCACTGCCGAGCCGCTCGCTGTGTCGGCAGCTTCGGTTACCCCGAAGGTAACATTGGTCCGTGCTGCGAGGGCAAAGGACGCGGTGTCAGCGGCTTCGGTAACAGCTAGAGCTGCGTTGGTCCGGGCCGCCAAGGTGAAGGCGGCGGTGTCGACGGCTTCGGTAACAGCTAGAGCTGCGTTGGTCCGAGCAGCCAGAGCAAAGGACGCGGTGTCAGCGGCTTCAGTAGCAGCCAGAGCTGCGTTGGTCCGAGCAGCCAGAGCAAAGGACGCGGTGTCAGCGGCTTCGGTCGCAGTCAGAGATGCGTTGGTCCAGGAAGCCAGGGAGAAGGCGGCGGTGTCCGCAGCTTCGGTAGCAGCCAGATCCAGAAGGTTGTTCCTTGCCACCACGGCGAAGGCGGCGGTGTCAGCGGTTTCGGTCGCAGTCAGGTCTGCGTTGGTCCGGGCAGTCAACGCGAAGGATGCGGTGTCAGCGGCTTCGGTAACAGCTAGAGCTGCGTTGGTCCGGGCCGCCAAGGTGAAGGCGGCGGTGTCGACGGCTTCGGTAACAGCCAGAGCTGCGTTGGTCCGAGCAGCCAGAGCAAAGGACGCGGTGTCAGCGGCTTCAGTAGCAGCCAGAGCTGCGTTGGTCCGAGCAGCCAGAGCAAAGGACGCGGTGTCAGCGGCTTCGGTCGCAGTCAGAGATGCGTTGGTCCAGGAAGCCAGGGAGAAGGCGGCGGTGTCCGCAGCTTCGGTAGCAGCCAGAGATGCGTTGGTCCGGGCAGCCAGAACGAAGGTGGCGGTGTCCGCAGCTTCGGTAGCAGCCAGAGATGCGTTGGTCCTGGCAGTCAGAGCGAAGGCGGCGGTGTCGACGGCTTCGGTCGCGTCCAAGGAGAACTCGACGATGCTGATCGCAACGACAGTAAAGAGGGCGGTATCACTTGCCTCGGTGACGGCTAGGGCTGCGTTGGTGCGAGCGACCATAGCGAAGGCAGCAGTGTCCTGAGCTTCGGTGACGGCTAGGGCTGCGTTGGTCCGAGCAGCCAGGGCGAAGGACGCGGTGTCAGCGGTTTCGGTTGCAGCAAGAACTGCGTGGTTCCAGAGCTCCAGGGTGAAGCTCGCGGTGTCGACGGCTTCGGTAGCAGCCAGAGCTGCGTTGGTCCGGGTCGCCAAGGTGAAGGCGGCGGTGTCAGCGGCTTCAGTAGCAGCCAGAGCTGCGTTGGTCCGAGCAGCCAGAGCAAAGGACGCGGTGTCAGCGGCTTCGGTCGCAGTCAGAGATGCGTTGGTCCTGGCAGTCAGAGCGAAGGCGGCGGTGTCGACGGCTTCGGTTGCAGCAAGAACTGCGGTGTTGCGAACCGCCAGCGAAAAGCTGGCGGTGTCGACGGCTTCGGTTGCAGCAAGAACTGCGTTGGTCCGGGCCGTCAAGGTGAAGGCGGCGGTGTCGACGGCTTCGGTTGCAGCAAGAACTGCGTTGGTCCGGGCCGTCAAGGTGAAGGCGGCGGTGTCGACGGCTTCGGTTGCAGCAAGAACTGCGGTGTTGCGAACCGCCAGCGAAAAGCTGGCGATGTCCTGTGCCTCGGTTGCAGCAAGAACTGCGGTGTTGCGAACCGCCAGCGAAAAGCTGGCGGTATCACTTGCTTCGGTCGCTGCAAGGGCAGCGCCGTTCAGGGTCTGGAAGGCACCGCTGTCAAATGCGGAAAGCTCAAACGACATTGGTCACCCCCTTCAGGTGAAGGGAGTGCCAGTTAGGATAGCCGTTGGAGCCCTTCGCGCAGCACGGCATAACCCCGACCTTTACGCATGAGTGATGGTGCCGGAGTTGAGCTGAACCGTCTGGCCCGAGGTGATCGCGGTCGTCGAGATCACGATGTCGGTGCCCGAGGTTCCGACGGTCAGGCCGGAGACGATCACGGTGCCTGCGTTGTTGCGCAGTTCCGCCAGAGCTGCCGTACCTGTCGCCGATGCGGTGGCCGTGAGCGGCACGCCTGCGATGGTCAGGACCGAGCCCGAAACGGTGGCCGCCGGGTTGGGAAGCGTGATCGACGCCAGGACGCCGGTGGCGCCGGACAGAGCCGAGGTGCCGATGACCAGAGTGCCAGCCGAGCCAGTGCCCGAGCCCGCGACATAGGTCTTGGAGTTGATCGCATCGTTGACGTTGGCGAGACGGTTCGTCTTGACTGCCGCCGAGTAAGTTACTGCCATGGTTGGTTACCTCCAGAGAGTTAGGGTTTTAGGGGGTGCTAGTGGGCACCGATACAAGGCTTCGTCACCACGCACGCACGACGTAACGCCAGCTCGTCAATGTGGAAACAGCCCGCGTGCCGGTGGAACGGTTCAGGAGCGTGACAGACTGCGCCCCAGTCGTGATCTTGATTTCTGTCGTGTTCATAGCGATGGCAACGCCGTTGTTTGCCCCGTCGCCAAAAGTTTCAGCCCCAACAGGGCCGTACCAGTCCCCAACAGACCACCCCAAATCGGCAGTCTTGCAAACGAGCCAAACATCCACTGAGTTGGGCAGTCTGCCTAGCCCATGGGTTAGAGTTAGGGCACCAGCAAGCGCAATGGTTTGTTCTGCACTTTGGTAGTTTGGGCCAGAGGCGAGAGCTACGATGCCCTGCTTTGTCCGCAGCGGCGTCATCAGCTTGGTGTTGTTGGTACCAGCTTCCGCCTCCGCCTGGGTAGCAAGGTCGGTAGTGGACAGTACGGTGCCGCCATCGACGTCCGTGATCCCGGTAGTGCCGTTAAGCGTGATCGGCATCTCTTACACTCCCGAATAGGTGCGGAAGAACTGGTCGAGTTCTTCCGGGGTTTTGCCCTGCGCAGCGCCCATACTGACGACGAACGGGTCCATGCGGAGGACTTCGCTCGGGCGCGCGGCACGGGCTTTGGCTGCGAACTGTTGCTCGACAGGCAGCGTGCCGATGAGGGCGGTTACCTGCGCGGGTAGCACCCCAGCCAGCCAGGCTTCGCCCTCGGCTTCGGTGATCCAGGCTTCGGTGACGAGCCCGATCAGGAGCTGCGCGAAGGTGATCGACTGAGGGACTGACTCAGGCGGCGCAGGTGGCGGAACAAACTGGCCGTCCTGATAGCCCCAGCCTGGACCAGCCTCCTCGGTCTCAACCCAGTTGTCAGCCAAAGGTGCATCCGCAAGGACCACATTGGAGACGACGTCGGCTTCAATAATCGCGTATCTCATGGTGCGTTCCTCAATAAATCACGATCACGGCGCCACCGACGCCACCGGCCGCTGCGTTGTTGTTGGTTGTCCTACCGGAACCGTAAGACCCCGGCGCAACCCCGACGTTCACGGAATATGCAATCGCGGCTGAACCGGAACCTGCATCGCGGTTTTCATTCTCACAGTCGCCGATCACCCCGAGAGTCGTCGACAACGTACCTACCGCTCCCAAAGCCCCCGCAAGTATGGCCGAGTGCATTGCGGAACTAAGTGAACCGCCTGTGCCGCTACCGTCGGCACCAGCAGCAGCCGGTGATCCAGCACCGCCACCTGTTGCAGAAAGTGTACCAAATGAGCTGCTACCCCCAGCAGTGCCGGTGCTAGAGGAACCACCGTTCCCGCCAGCGCCAACGGTGACGGTAATCGTGCCACTCACGGCAATTACACCGGCTACGACGCCACCCCGACCGCCAGGTCGTCCTGCGCTACCAGAGGAGTTACCGCCACCGCCTCCACCGCCGCCAACGACGATGACAAACGCGGATGTGACTCCGGCTGGTGTGACAAAAGACGACGACGAGGCATAGATAGAAACAGTGCGGTATCTGGCCTGTGCTGCAACAGCCTGAGCCACGCTCAGAGGCGTCATCAGCTTGGTGTTGTTGGTACCAGCTTCAGCTTCGGCCTGCGTTGCGAGTGCCGGGGTGACCCCGTTAATCATGGCGGTGTTGCCGCCAGCGGCGTCGAGGAAGTTATTTGCGCGGATCGTGCTCATGTCTCAGCCCTCCCACATCACGTTGACCGTACCGGCATCGAACGCATCTGTCCCACCCACCGTCGTGATGCGGACGCGGTCCAGCGTTGCAGAGAGGGTTTTTGAGCCCATCGTAAACCCTACTTTGTCTGTGGCGGCGTCGAGGATGAAGTTCCCGGTGGCCAGCCAGGTGTCCCCGGAGATTTCCACGAGGGTTACGACCCCGTACCCGACCTGGGTAGCGCTGTCGAAGTCGATGAACCGAAGCCCGTTGGTTTGAATAGAGCTACCCGTGACGGCGTTTGAGGCGTTCACATCGGCTTTGGCGGAAACATAGCCAGTCGTTTCAACCCCTCCGCTATCGCCAAGCTGGATGATGATTGGGGTAATGCCGGCGGTGGAAATCCTATTCGCCATCACAGTGATACGCTTGGCCCAAGACGGGATGCCGGTGAAGTCAATGCTGGTGCCGCTGGTCGATGCAACAGCAGTGCCCTGCGTAAGCGCGCCGCCCTGGATTGTGCTGCCGGTGAGCGTCTTATTTGTCAGGGTCTGCGTAGCATCAGTGCCGACCAAAGTGGTCGTCGCATCCGGCAGCGTGAGCGTGCGGTTGGTGCTGGTGGCGGGCGCTGCGACCGTGAATGTCGCCGTCCCGGCAGCGTTACCCGCGATGGTAATGTTCGACATGGCCTGCGCCCCTTATACGACGGTCCAGACCGACCCGGATGGGACAGTCACGGAGATGCCGGAGTTGATGGTGACCGGACCCGCGCTCATCGCGTTCTTGCCCGATGTGATGGTGTAGTTGGTGGTGACCGTCTGGCCGTTCTCGTAGAACACAGAGTCCGAACCACCGCCCGTTGCGCCGCCGCCGACGGGCGACCATGAGGTACCGTTGTATCCCTCGAAAGCAGTCAGTGAGCTGTTGAAGCGGAAGTCACCCGTAGCGGGCGTCGGGCGCTGGGCCGTGGTCCCGACCGGGACTTTGATCGCGCCGGTACCCGTGAAGTCAGCGTCGCCAGAGATCGACAGCGAACCACCAGTGATCGCCCCGGAGGCGGTCAGTGCCGTGATCGAGACGCTTGAGGCGAGGTTCAGCGTCAGGCCGGTGAACGAGAGGTTTGCGCCAACCGAAATCTCTTCAGCCGCGCCGGCGCCGGCCGTGGTCCGACCGACGAGACGGGCAGTAGCCATCTGGAGCTGGTGTTCAGCGTTCCAGTTCGACGGCTGAACCAGCGTCGAGTCGGTGCCGTCCGCCTTGGGCGAGGTGAAGGTGTGTTTAAGGGAAATCGCCATCTGTTAGCCCGCCTACTGAATGTCGAGGATGCCGTTGACGGCGTCGAAGCCGACGGTGAAGATCTCGGTATCCTGGAGCGTCACCGAGGAGCCATAGTCCCACCAGGAGACGAGTGGCTGGGTGACAGCCGTGGAGTTGTAGAAGACCGCGTAACGGAAGGGTCCGATGGTCCCACCCGTGGCAGTGAAGACCGTGTTCACGCTCGAGACGCGCGCCAGACCAGCAACCGATGAAACGGTGATCGTGACGTCGTTGCCGCCCGAGACGTAGCCGTTGCCCTCCGAAATCTCGACGAGGTCGCTTTTGACAGAGTTACCCGCCACCGGGGCGGTGTTCGTCAGCATGACCTTGAAAACGTCCGAGGCGAAGTTGTGCTTCGCTTCGAGGACGCTTTGGGCAAACTGATCGAACTTGTTGTAGACGGCCATTCAGGATCTCCAAGGTTACCTGCGAGGTAACTCAGAATTTGTGGTAGCGACGACGCGCGAAAGTCTGCGGGAAGCGCCAGCTCTGCCCACGATACACGTTCTGATGACTTGCTTCAACTTTGGCTTGGCTCACAGCTTGCTTAAAGAGCTTGCCGTGATACTGCGCCATCTGCGGCGATGAGTAAGGCTTGGCGATCTGCGACATCATGCGGAAGAGCACCCCCTCGAGGATGTCGTTGCCGTACTTGTCCATGATCCAGTCAGGGAACTCGGGGTAGCCGTCGCGCGTCACCGGGTCGGCAACCGTCAGCGCCACGCGGGCGGTATAGGTGTCGGCGGTGTTGGGCGAGAAGCTCAGGATGACCTGCCCCAGAGTGGGCATGTAGCCCTGCTGCGGGCGGCCCTGCGAGTCGATGATACCCATGAGGCGCGTGATCGTACCCTGCACGGGGATCACGTCGTAGGTGTATGCCTCGGGGTTGTCGATGAAGGCATCGCTCGTCGGCTGGACCGCGAACTTGATGTCCTCGTACCAGATGTTCGACGCCTGGAAGAACTCGTTCATCACGGCGAAGAGTTCCATCTGGATGGCGGCATCCAGCGCACCCGGCAGGCGGATGCGGGCGTGGTCCATGAGGCGGTTCATGTCAGCGTTTGCCATGGTCCCCTCACGACATGATGTTGGTCATCTGCGCGACGAACTTGTTCAGGAAGGCCGCAGACCGGCTGTCCTGGTTGTTCTCGTCATCGCGGAGCTGGGCGTGGCCACAGATGTAGTAGACGAAGGCAACCCGATACATCGGGTCGACCGGCACTGCGTCGCCCATGGCGGCGGTGCTGAAATCTGGGAGCGTGCTACGGAAGTAGCTCTTGAGAAGGTCCGGCCGCAGGCGGCGGGCTTCAAGGATGCCCATGTTGAGGGCTTCGACGAGATCGTCGGTGGGGTAGCGATACGGCTCGATCTGGTCGAGCAAAAGCACCCGAGCCCGGTCGACGTAATCCTGAACGGTGTCGAGTGCCATCAGTTACCTCCAGAGGTAACGAGGGGGGAGAGATCCCCCCTCGCTAGGATCAGGCTTTGGTGACGACGGCCTGGGCCAGAGCGGTACCGTCGATGACCTGGTAGCCGTAGACCTGGAGACCGCGCAGGATGGTGCCGAAGGTCAGCTCCGAGCGGAGCGTCTCGACCTTGGAGATCTGCGAGGCGAAGGTCAGGCCGTGGGCGTGGCCCGCGTACAGGACGAACTCGCCAGCAGCCAGGCCGCCTGCGACGCCCGAGGGCAGCAGGTTGGAGGCGTACACCGTGAAGCGGTCGATCATGCCCACGCGGCCGTTACGCAGCGGGGAGACCGAGTCGCCGGTGATGTAGGCTTGGCGCAGGTCCGAGAACTTGAGCTGAGCGACAGCCCAGACCGGCAGAACGATCCAGCGACCTTCTTCCGGGATGTTCTGCTCGTCCAGCGCCTGGCCCAGACGCAGGATCACGTCGAGGATCTCGACCTGACCAGCGGACGGGTTGCGGGCAACGGTCGCCAGCGGGGTGGTCGTGGCGCCCAGGTTGATCGACGAGGTGATCTTGCCGGCCGTGGTGCCCTTGTTCTTGGCGTTCATCGAACCCAGGATGCCCGAGAGCACGTCGGAGTCGACGGTGATCTTGAGCTGCTGGGCAGCGTCGTCCGACCAGATCGACAGAGCGTTCAGGTCCGACTGGGTCTCCATCACGTCGTCGAGGATCGTGTTGAAGTATTTGCCGGTGCCGATGTACAGCTCGACGTTCGAGCCTTCCGGGCGGTCCAGCGACAGTTGGCCATCGGCGCGGTAGTCGCGGATCGTGATGGTCGGCTTGGTGCGGATCTTGACCCGGTCGCCCTGGTTGCGGATCTCGCCTTCGTAGTCGGTGTTCGAGATGGCCGCGAGAACGGTGCTCGCGTAGAACTTCTCGACCAGCTTGCCCGACCAGATTTCCGGGATGAACCCGTTGGTCTGGAAGGCGTTACCGGTGCCACCGGTGGGGTAGATCGAGGGGGTGGAGGCGCCGGTTGCTACCGGAAAGGAACCCGAAGGAATTGCCATTTTGAAGTTTCCTCAGAAGAGTTTCAACGGATACGCCCGTCGCGCTGAGCCTCGAAGATGATTGCTTCGGCTTTGTTCTTTTCCGCGTCCCTGCCCCGGTACTTACCGGCAGCGAGGTCTGCGTAAAAAGCGGCGATTTGCGAGCGTGTGATGATTGGCTTCTCAGCGGGCGCGGATGCGGATGCCGCCGTCTTGGCTCTGCCTGGTGCCGCGAGGTTTGCGAGCGGGACTTTCGGGACTTTCGTCACCTGCGGGTCCGGCTCTTGCCCTGCGGGGGCCACGACAGCCTCTTCAGCGAGGAAGCCGTTGAAGAAAGCGAGCACGCGGTGAGCATTGCCCTGCGCGTATGCTGCTTTCAGCATATCATGACGAATAGCACCAGAATAAGGATCAGGCAAGCGCAACCAGTCAAGGAACTCCGAATTGGAGTTCAACTCGCGCCAAGTTGGCAGTCCTTCGTCCAGTTTCGCCAGGAGTTTCTCTTGGCTGGTCTGTTGAACAGCACCAGAAACCCCGTTCAGTTTCTGCTCCAGCTCGGCGATCTTGGCCTGATAACTTTTGATGACCGGAACCATTTCTTCGCGGGCGCGCTTGCCCACGACCTTCAGGAAGTCCTCGCCGTAGTCGGCGGCTTCCTCTGGGGTGATGAGATTCTCGGCTTCCAGCTCGGGGATCTGTACCTGCTGGGTCGGAGCAGCCTGCATGGTTGCGATGACGCCCTGGAGCTGCGAGATCTGCTCGGACAGCGTCTTGATCTGGTCCTGCGAGCGGACGAAGCGCCCGTGCATGGACTTGTATTTATGCTCCCAGCTCTCGCCATCGGCGGGCGCGGGGGTCTCAGCGACCGGCTGCACCTGGGGCTGTTCCGTGGGTTGGGCCTGGGCCGGGGCGCTCTGCGTGAGGCTGTTGGCTTCCAGCTCCGGGTTACCCTGCGGGGTAACTTCGGCGGTGGTCTCAACCGGTCCGCCATCGCGGTACTGGTTGAACATCTCTTCCGACCGGGCTGCGGCTGCCCGCACGGCGGCGGGGATCTTCACATTCGGGTCGTTCTGGAGAGTGGCTTCTTTCACTTGCGTTTTCCTTCGATTTTGTCCGCGCTCGCGATGCACTCCGCCAGGAGACCGTAGAGGCGCGCAGTTGCCTGGGCGCGTCCTTGGGTTACGGGCAGAACGTCGAGGGGGGACTGGATGCAGTTGGTGATCTGCTGTGAGGAGTATGCTTGGACCGCCGCGATGAACCGGTCCCATGCGTCTGGCATGGAGCGGGCAATCCGCGCGGCGGCAAGCTGAAGGTCTGACTCGGTGGTCACTTGTTGCGTCCCATCGAGAACAGGTTGTACCCAATCTGGCCTTTGCCGGAGGCATCGGCCGGGGTCTTTTTGGCGTAGTCGGTAATCGACCGCTGGGCGGTGCGCGCGGGTTGGGAGGAGGTTACCATTTCGCGCGCAATAGCCAGGGAGGGAGCCGTGCCCCGCCCAGCGATCTTCTTGTAGTCAGGGCTCCTCGCCATGACGATTAGCGAGGCTTGGCAGTGGTCGACCCGGTGAAGGGTGCCATATGTGCCTTGCCGCCGACGACTTTGAAGGTGTTGTCGCCGCCGCGCCCACCCGGAGAGACCTGACCAGCGACAGCGGGAGCAGCGCCGTGCTGCTTGCCCATGACGCCGGTGCGGCCGCCTTTGACCGAGCCGTTGGTCTTCTGACCCATCGAAGCCGACTGGCCTGGCTGCTGCGGGCCAGCATAGTTTTGACCCGACATCTTGTTCGAGCCGCCCTTGGCGCCGATGCCCATTTTCTCGGTCTTCTCTTTGCCCTTCGGCGCAGAACTGGTCGTTTTCATTTTGAACCTCAGAGTTTGAAGGGAGCCTTGCCCTTGGGAGCCTTGGGGGCTTTCGGGGCGCGGAGTTTTCCGGCCTTCCCTTCAGGGGGGAGGTAGGAAACGGGTTTGTCCTTCATCGCGGCTTTCTGCTCGCGCGAAGGCGTGAAAGGCTTGGGCTCCGCAGGTTTCTTGCGGGGCTTCTTGAGGCCGAGGTTCATCCCCGGCCCGCGCGTCTGCTTGACGACGGATTTCATTAGCTGCCTCCCGAGAGTTGCGTGCGCGGGCCCATGTCGCCAGACGCACCGGTTCCTGCCTGTCCGCCCTGGGCGTCGGCTGCTGCCCCGCCGAGACCACCATGGCCAGGGATGCCCTGGGCCATGGCCATCATCTGGGCCTGCTTCTCCTGAGCCTCGAGCTTCTCTTCCGAGGGCACGATCTCTTCGCCGTTCATGCCGATGGTCGTGGCCACGTTGCGCAGGATCGCCGCGCGCCCCTTCGGTCCGACGATCTGGGCGTCGATCGGGTTGGCCGTGATCTGGAGGAACTCAAGCTGGCGGGCCCGCTGGGTTTCCTTCTGGACCGCCACCGAGACGCCCAAGACGCGGACCTTCTCGTCCCCGTTCAGCATCCCCGTCGCGTCGGTCAGCATGACCATGTCGAACAGCGCGCTCAGGAGCGGCTCCAGGACGTCACGGTCGATGTTGGCAGCCACGGTCTGGAGGATCTTCGAGGCGTTGCCCATGAGCATCGCCAGGCCCGAGGCTGTGCGTCCTGCACCGCCGCCAGCGCCAGCGCCGGAGAGGTACTTCGGAATGGCGCTGAGCTCGTCGGCCATGTCGACGAACGACTTGTAAACCCCGAGCAGCTCCTGCGCGTTGGACTGCGGCTGGAAGAAGTCGATGGGCTTGATCGAGCTCGAGCTGCCCATCGGGTCGCGGTTCACATGCCAGCGCTTCCACGGGTACAGATCTTCGCCGTCCTCGTCGTTGCTGAGCAGGTCGTCATGGACGACAACCTGCGGCCCGGAGGCGATGGAGAGGTTGTTGATGAGACTGCGCAGGGTCGCGTTCCCGGCTTCCTGTACGTCGTTCAGGATGTCCGGCAGGCCGTTGCCCACCGGTGTGCCCGGCACCTTCTCGAAGCTCGTGATGTAGTAGGGGTGGCGCTTGCGCGGCGACGGCGCGAGCTGGACCTTGATGATGTAAGGCCCGATGACCCATGCCTGCACGAAGTAATCGCGCAGCTCGTCCGGGATCATGCTCTCGTCCATGCCCGCTTCGAGCAGAAGCCGGCCCTGCACGTTGCCCGTGAACTCGAGGCAGTTGATGAGCCCCGACTCGTTCATCGTCGGATTCTCGCGGGACTCCTGCACGGCGCGCTCTGCGTCCGTGATGTCAATCTCGTCGTTCAGGCCGCCGCGACCGTAGAGGTCGAGCACCGAGCGAATGGCCTCGGTGTTATAGCCCGGCAGGTCGAGCAGGTCGTTCAGATCGGCGCGGGTGAGGCGGGTGCGCTCGATGACCGAGGCGTCCTCGATGTCGGACACGCCGGGGGTCCACCAGATGTCGAAGGGCGAGACGCGGGTCCAGGTGAGCTTGGGGGTCTGCTTGATGCTGGCTTGGTTACCTTCCCAGGTAACCACCGGCAGGATGCGGACCACCGGGCCCTTGATCGCTGCGAAGGGAAAGAGCGGCAGATCTGTGATGAACTCCGCCAGCGCCTTGTAGAATCCGCCTTCCTTCAGGATCTCGTCGAGCTTGTCCTCGGCGATGCGGGCACCCTGCTCGGCGCGCTTCTTGGCAGCTTGGCGCGCAGCTTCCACGAGCTGCATGGTGCGCTCGCGGATGGTGTCTATGTCCGGCGCTTGGCCCATCTGCTGCATGGACTGCATCTCGAGCTGCACGAGCTCGTTGACGGACTGCATGATCTGCGGCGGGATTTTCGGGTCGTCGCTGGCATCCAGCCCCCAGGGGCGATCCGGCGAGAGGTAGACGTCGCGCAGGAGCGATGACGCGCCGCGGCACTTCATGGCGACGATCCGGGCGTAAACCTCGGACCCCCCGAAGCGCCGGATCTCATTCAACTTGTTCGCATCGTACTGGCCGTTGAAGACCCGCAGGGCGTTCAGCAGGCGGTCCGACCAGCCGGCCATCGCGTTGTTGCGGTGGCGCTTGTACATGTCGAACTGGCCACGGATGTAACTCGCGAGACTGGTCAGACTCATGTCCGGGGCATTTGCCGCATCCTGTGCAGCCGCCATCTCCTCGTCGCGTGCCTTGATGGCCGCGTCGAGTTCCTTGGGTCCGACGACGCGCAGAACTGCGCCGAGTGCTTCTGCCATAACTTTGTCCTGACTCTCGACGATCAAGCTATAAATACAGTACAACCGGGGTGGAAAGCAACTATTCAAGCTCGAGGGGGCAGTATAGATGGCAGTAACGACGGGGCAAACATCAAGTAGTAACGATGTAACGATGCTGAAATTGGCTCGTGAGATTGCGATGGACATCCAGTCCCTCGAGGATATTCTGAAACACCACGAGGTTACCGACGGCCAGTGGGATGAAATCCAACAAAATCCAAGGTTTAGGGGTTACCTGCGTGGTGCTGTGGAGGAGTGGCAGAGCGCCACCAATACCCCTGAGCGAGTCAAGCTAAAGTCGCTGGCCTTCGTCGAGGAGGCGCTGCCGGAGTTCTTCGCCAGGGCTCATGACCCAAAGGAACCGCTGGCTGCGAAAACCGAAGTTCTGAAGACAATCGCGAAATTCGCGGGGGTCGGCGGTTCGGTTGAGGGTGCGCTGGCCGGTGAGAAGATGATCGTGACCATCAACCTGGGGGCGGATCAGCAGCTCAGGATCGAGCGCGATGTTACCCCGCAGGTAATCGACGGAGAGGCAGAATGAGTCCGGAAAAGACTCCAGATGTGATGGCAATTCATCGCGGACAGCGTGTTGCCCTGATGGATTGTGGCTGCCAGATCCCGGTCACGGACTGGTTTGATGCGACGGGTCAGGACTGCAAGCCGGCCGACGCCATCGTGTGCGTCTGCGGCGATGACAAGCATGGCTGGTTCACGGTCGATCTTCAGGCCCTCAAGACTGTGACGGTGCACTGATGGCTGACGTCGTGAAGTTCCCAGGCATCACCCGGCACAATCTCGACGCCGACTCGGTGCTGGAAGAGGCGATGGGCCACCTCGACACGGTGGTGATCTGCGGCTTCGATAAAGACGGCAAGCAGTATTTCGCATCGTCGGTCGCTGATGGCGCCGACGCCCTCTGGCACCTCGAGCGCGCGAAACACGCCCTCATGAAAATCACGGATGAGCTTGAAAATGGTAGTGCTTGAGTATAACAATGCAACTAAGTATAGTTGCTGCATTGTTATGGAGTATGCCATGGATAAAGAAGAAATCCGCAAGCAGAAGCAGCGGGAGGCCAATAAGAGGTGGCGGGAAAACAACCCAGAAACCTACAAGGCTAGTTATAAGAAACAGAACGAGATCCGGTACGAGAAAGATAAAGCCGAGGGTTTTGCTCGCCAAAAAGAATATCGGGAGAAAAACGCTGATACTATCCGCGCCAGGATGCGGGAGTGGGCAAAGGATAACCGGGCCCATGTAAACGCTTACCGGATGCGTCAGCACTACCGAAACAAGTACGGTATTACCCCCGAAGAAAAATCAGAGATGCTTACCTCGCAGGGTAACTGTTGTGCGTGCTGTGGGTCGGACTCCCCAAACCACAAGCAGGGTTGGGTGGTGGATCATTGTCATACCTCGGGGAAGGTGCGGGGTATACTTTGCCAGCCTTGCAATCTCTCGCTCGGGAAAGTGCGCGAAAGCGTCGAACATTTGCGGGCGTTGATCGCCTACCTGGAGAAGCATAATGGCTAACATCCAATACACTGCACCTGCGACTTGCGCTCGTTTTATGAAGGCCGAAAGTTTCGGTCGCTTGATCGCTGGGCCGGTCGGCTCGGGTAAGACCACTGCCTGTCTTTTCGAGCTTTTCCGCCGTGCTCTGGAGCAGCACCCTGCTCCCGATGGCATCCGCTATACTCGCTTTGCTATCGTGCGTCAGACCCTCAAGCAGCTCAAGGACACGGTGCTCAAGGACATCCTTGACTGGCTCAAAGGTGTCGCCACTTACAAAGTTTCGGACAACACGATTTACATCCAGTTTGGCGACGTGCGCTCGGAGTGGATCTTGATCCCGCTCGACAATCCCGAGGACCAAGCTCGTCTCTTGTCCATGCAGCTTACCGGGGGGTGGCTCTCGGAGTGTATCGAGATGGATGTGGCTCTTATCAGTCCGCTCGCCGGCCGCTGCGGACGTTATCCGGGCGCTGCGCTTGGCGGGTGTACCTGGATGGGTTTGATTGCCGACACCAACATGCCGTCCGAGGGATCGCCATGGCATAAGCTGATGGATATAAATACCCCGCCTGATTGGTCCGTATTCATTCAGCCAGGTGGCATGGCCGAGGACGCCGAGAACCTCGAGTGGCTGACCCAGACCCCGGAGACGCTCAAGCTGCCCGTTGACGACGAGGTTCGCCGGGCCCAGGGGCGCAAATACTACGAGCGGTTCATCCGGTCCAACTCTGCCGACTGGTGCAAGCGCTATGTGCACGCCCAGTTCGGTGACGACCCGTCGGGCTCGGCGGTGTTCCGCGAGAGTTTCAAGCAGCACTGGCATGTCGTCGATGAGCTCGAACCGGTCAGCGGCTGGCCGCTTCTGGTGGGCCTCGACTTCGGCCGTGACCCCTGCGCCATCATTTGCCAGCCCGATCACCGCGGCCGGCTCCTGGTCCTGGAGGAGATCATCGCCGAGGACATTGGTCTCGAGCTTCAACTCCAGCGCGCCATCAAGCCCGCTCTGATGCAGGACCGGTATCTGGGCAAGAGCGTCTACATCGTCGGCGACCCGGCCGGCAAGCAGCGCTCGACGCATTACGAAGAGACCTCGTTCGACCTCATCAAGCGCAACGGGCTGCTCGCCTACCCGGCACCCACCAACGACCCCAGCAAACGCATCAACGCGGTCGAGAGCTGGCTCCTGGGCTCGCGCGACGGCGGCCCTGCGATGCTGATCGACCGGGAGCGCTGCCCGGTACTCATCCGGGCCCTGAACGGTGGCTACCGCTTCGGGAAAACGCGCTCAGGGATGCGTAAGCCCTCGCCGGACAAGAATGAGTACAGCCACATCGCCGACGCCTTCCAATACGCCTGTGTGGCGGCGCATGGGGGCATGACGGACATGATCGCGAACCGGCTCATGAAGCGCAGCCGGGGCGGGCGCGAGAGGGTCTCGCCAGCAGCCTGGACCTGATTTTCATGGTGTGATGGTGATGGTGGCGGGGGCAGGAATTGAACCTGCGACCTCCTGGGTATGAACCAGAAAAGCTACCACTGCTCTACCCCGCTACGGTTTTCGTAGCGGGTTTTTTCTTGTTTGTAAATGGTCTGTAATCATTTCGATTTTCTAGGCTGCGAGTTTGTAAGGTACCCAAAAAAGAGGGGCCCTAGGGGGCGGGGGCCTGGCCAGAGG